GGTAACCCTCAATCAGAAACGTGTCGAAACCGGAGCCGGCGCGAGTCGTCCACTGCGTGGGAAGGTTGACGTAGCGCATCAGCTTGCAGTTATCCGGGTCGTTCACGTCCATCGGCCATAGCAGTTCGAAAATGGCCGTCCGGCATTGCGAGAGCACATAGCTCTGGATGGCAGCCACGTAGTTGTACAGGCGCGTACGGAGAAAGCTCGCGTCGGCGTAGCTGTTGACCGAAGGATCGTCATTTGGCGTGTGAAACGGTGCCAGCGCGCGGCCGAGCGCCGACTGTGCTGCGGCCTGCGTGTCGGCGTCGTAGAACGCCATTCCCGACGCGTCGGCTTGATACCACCAGCCGACCTCCCCGAACTGGAGCTTGGGTGTCAGCCCCGCGGCCAGCATGAGTGCAGCCATCGCGGCATGCGCCTGCGCCATGTAGTTCTGCGGTCCGGAACTGAAGGCAATTTGCGAACTGTTCAGCGTCCCGAACCCGGTAGCGGTCTGGACCTCCGTGCCGTCGAGGAAGCGCTGAACCCACACCGCAGCACCGGCGGGATTGTCTGGCGGCTGGACCAGTTCCTGCGAGAACGAGCAGACGGCGCTCATGTTGCTCGCCTTGAGCTGGTTGAAGAAATCCGTGGTCCAGTCGCGGAACGCCCGGTTGAGCACCGGAGTCTGGGTTGGATCTATCACCCAGGTCGTGCCATAGGTGCCGCCCTGGAGGTCAGCGGTCACCACGGCTTGGCCGGATCCGGTGTTGGCACCAAGCACCGTCGAGACGTGATACTGCCACACACTGCCGAAGGAATGGGAGGTGATCGTGAGGACGCTGCCGGAGGACGTGGCCCAGACGCCGTCGAAGATCGCGTTGATGAAGTTGGCGAAGTGCCGGGCAATGGTGCTGCTGCTGTCTTGCCCGCCGAACACCGTTTTGCCGATTGCCGAACCGCCAATATGCAGCCAGACAACATCCTGATCGTTCCAAGTTCCGGAGAACGTCACCGTGCACTGTGGGTAGGACGGATTTGACGCCACCGATTGTTTCCACCAGAAGACGCCGCAGTAGTGATCGATCTCGCCCAGCAGCCCGAGCTTCTGAATGTTCCACACCAGCCTCTGTGGGGACAGCTTGTAGGTGTTATCCGTGTCGAAATCGGTCGCGACCGCCACGGCGGTAGTCGTCGCGGCCGGATCCGGCACGTCGCTCTTCACGGCGCATTCGAGGAAGTCGAAATAGAAATACCAGCCCTGGCTCGACGCGTTCTTGTTGCCCGAGAGCGTGATCACCACCTGGTGCTGGCCAGCGGCGACGCCGGAGAACAGAAGGCGCCGCGTCTGCGATGTGGTGGCCGTGGGGTAGTAACAGTCGAGCGTGACCGGAGACCCGCCGTCGAGCGCGGCGGAGACGATTCCGCAGTTGGTATCGAGGCGCGTGCCGACGTAGATGTCGTGCGTGTGCTGGCAGTGCGTCTCGACGGTGGCGCCGGCACCGGACGCCGCCGCGCGGATCGCCCGTCCCTGGCTCCAGAAGGCGAACACGCCATTCACGGGGTCGTTGCCGGGGGCTTGCTCCCAGTATCCGGAAGTGCTCACCCACGTACTGTCTTCTTCGATCCGGACCGCTCCTGGCCCGGCCACCTTGAGCGCCCGCTTACTCGCCGGGTTGCTGGTTACCGCCCAGTTGGTGACGACCATCTCCCACTCGGTCGACTGGTATGCCTGGCTGTTGGGCAGCGCTGGGGCGATGGTCCACCAGACCTTGTCCACATCGCTCCAGCCGAGCGCGGTGAAATCGATGTGCACGTGCCAGGAAACGTTGTCCGAAGAGCCGCCGGACAGTCTCCAGTTCGCCGCCGTGAAATAGAGCCGGCTGGCGCTGGTGTTGTCGGTCTGATAGAGCTCGGCCATGTTGCCGTCGGCGCCCGGCGCGGCGCTGATCGTCAGTTGATTCGGACCCGTCACGGCGGCGGCGAGCACGGCGGGACCGTTCTCGGTCCAATTGACGGCGTTGATCTGCTGCGCGATCGACTGCAAGATGGATGCGGCGGTAGTTTGCGTAAGTGTGTCGGCGGCCGATCCGTCGGAGCTGGAGACCGCAACTGGCCCGGCGACCGTCGACTTCAGCGTGACCAAGATCTCGTTGCCGGAGGTGCCGCCGACAATGGCGGTGCAGTTCGGATCGGACGCGTTGATCTGGGCGGCGACGTTGTTCGCTACGCCCGCGCTGTTCAGAGCGCCTTCAAGGCAGGAATAAGTGACCGACCCGATGGTGACCCAGTGATTGTAAGCGGCATTTCCCTGCCACCACATCGCCTCATCGGCCGTCGGGTTCGATGCGGCGGCGATCGACGGGCTGACGAACGAAAGGTTCTGGTACCACAGCGTGACTTTGTCGCCCGGCTGCGGGTTGTTCAGGTTCAGGAGGTAAGCGGCCGACGCGCCAGCCCGGCCCGTAATGTTGCACGTAACCGTGATCCCCGGCGTGCCCATCCACTTCACGTCGTTGTAGCCGACCCCGGCGATGGAGTAATCGAGCGCGTTCCAGTCGGTCCACGCGCTCTTGAGCGACTCCCAGCTCTGAATGCCCTGCCATGTGACGTCGAAATCGAGAACGAGGCCCGTGAGATCGCCGTCCGGCAGGTAGGAGAAGAGCGGGTGCCCGAACGGATCGTCCTTCTGGAACAGCACCAGCACGGCGAAGTCGGCAAGGTCGCGGAATACACCGGAGACGGTGAACCCGGTGTCCGAAGCGCCCCACAGGGCAGCCGCTGCACCATAGTCGTCAAAGCCCTGCAAGTGCATCGTGCGATCCGGCTGCAGTTTGTAGATCTGGTCCATGGTCGAGGATTAACCCTGTGAGGTGCCGTAGTCGGGCGTTCGGTGACAGATTGCGTAGACCGAGGACGGCATTTGATAAGATGCGGGGAGGAGTTCGACAAATGTCCTCCGCAGCCGATGCGCCAGCGGTTCAGCAAGTGGCTACGTCTCCACTGGTCGCTGAGCACCGCCTCGACGCGACGTCCCAGCAAATTTGGCGTGACACAATTGCTGGTCGATATGACAGGGCGTTGTACGTCACAATCATGTCGAAGTGTAGCTTCGAGGACCTCCAGAAGGCGCTGCCCACGGAGCCTAATGGCGCGCGCCCTCTTCGTGTGCTTACGTTGGACCCGAACCTTGATCGCGCCGCGGTTGAAGCAGTCGGACGCGGTCTTGTTGAACATCGAGACACTCCTCACGGAGCCGTCAGGCAAGTTCGAGAGGCGGCTCTCCAGTGGCTCGGGCTGGCGCGAGACTCCAGGTACGCTGGCTTTCTTCGTGTCAATGCCTATGATTCGGCTCCAACGCTTCAGGGAATCTTAGTGCCCGATCAATTCGTACTCGTGGAGTTGTTGCCCTACGATACCTTCAAAGAAAACCGTCCCGCCCTATTCATTCGGCGAACTGATGACGAGAAAAACTTCGGTGTCTTTGCCAAGGCCTTCGAGGCCCTATGGAACCAATCGTCACCTCTCGTTCTCGGTGAAAGCGTTGACGTCAGCTCGCAGTATACGCAGGCCTGCCACGAACTCCGCCGATACAGGGACTACGAGTTGACAGCCGCCGGCTGGTTTGCTGCCCTGCAGATCGGATTGGCCACCGTCGTTTGGCGTGAACCAGCCAAGATGGCGGAGGTTCTAGGAAAGAATGGCGTCGTGCAGTTTCTCCTTCCGACTTTGATCTACATCCTCGGATTGAGCGGCATCCTTTCGGTCTGCTATACAAAGGGCCGCTACAAACAGCTCGATCAGGCAATGAGCAGGCGGTTCCCTGATGCTTATCACTGGGCTCGCCTGCCTAAATCACGTGTTTCAATTCAACCCATTTTCTGGATTGTTGGAATGCTTGGGCTGCTCCCCGTTGTGCACGTGTTCATCCTGGGATTTGCTTTCCACTGGACCACACCTCGATTCTTTCAGTGCGTGTTGGCGACCCCAATTCTCCTCTGTGTGTTGGGATTCTTGCTAGTAAGGTACGGGTTTGAAGAGCGCTGATAGACAAGAGGCTGCGATATGTCTGCCGGAATCTCGTATGGTCGTATCGGTCCGCGGTCGCTCGACCAGGAGTTACCGAACCCGTTTGGCTCGACGTGCCGAGACCTTGAATCACGCGTAGACGAAAACGGAGAGGTTCTCGCCCGCAAACGTAGTGCCAACTGCCGTGATGCCGACCGAGACCGCCGTGTTCGCCGGGATCTGCGACAGAGCGTTGATTTGCGACGGAGTGGCGACCACCACGGTCTGGCCCGCCGGAATGGTTAGTGCCAGCCACGCCGTGGTGCCCACATAGATCGTGAATGTGATCCAGAGCCGGTCGGGGCGGCCTGCACCTAACCCTTCACGTCGCCGACGGTGGCCGGGTGATTCAAATACAGAGGCTGCGCCGCGTTGGATTCGACGCCAACCGTTCCTTGCATCTGGAAGACGAGGCCGAATCGCGAAACACGCTGGACACCGTGAAGCCGGTGTCTGAGGCGCCCCACAGCGCGGCTGCTGCGCCGTAGTCGTCAAAGACTTGCAAGTGCATCGTGCGATTCGGCTGCAGCTTACAAATTGGGTCCATTGCCGGAACTCGTTTTGCGCTAACCTTGATGCTGATGAGGAAATGGGTTTGCGAAGCTGCTCGACAGTCCGGGCGTCAAGGGCACGAATCGTTGCCGGACGCGAGTATTCCAGACAATCTGCTCAGCGCCTATGCAGGAATCGTCGATGAGATTGAGATAGGCCTGACGGAGTACAGGAGCTTAGGACTCCAGCCTGCTCTTGAATCCAAGCGCGAAGACAACGCGCTGTTGTGTTTTGCAGGGGCGAATGCGCTCATAGCAACATCTCGATCTACGTCGACCAGCCGGCGAATATCATCGTTAGATATGGCTTCGGCGACGGAGACGCCGCAAAATACACAATGTCTCAAGTGGGCGGTGAGGTGACATTTGAACGCTTATACTCCGCAACGCCGGAATATGATTCATTTCACGCGATCGGGGACCTCTGCACGTCAATAATGCGTGAGCTGCGCGAGACGTGGTAGCGGCGCACGCGTTCTGCGGCGGGAGCGCAGTGTTTGCCGCGAGTAAATTAACCGGTCCGCTCTGATCGGTCTATGCTCCGGTCACGAGTAGATGAACACCGATAGGTCCGCGCCCGGAAAGCTTGTCCCGACCGCCGTGATACCGATCGAGACCGCCGTGTTCGCCGGGATCTGGGCGAGCGCGGCGATCTGAGACGGCGTTGCGACCACCGAGGTCGCGCCAGCCGGAATGGTTAGACTCAGCCAGGTCGTGCCGCCCACATATATCGTGAACGTGATCCCGGATCCGGTCGGGGCATCCTGCACATAGCCTTTCACGTCGCCGGCGGTGACCGCGCTGTTCAAATAGAGTGGCTGGGCCGCGTTCGACTCGATGCCCAGCGTTCCTTGCATCTGGAACACGAGGCCGGCGACTTTCGACAGTCCTTCCGCGCCAAAGATCCAGTCCTCGCGGAGCGGCGCGTCGCCGTCGGGCGACTCGTTGCCATTCACGTCCACCGTGAAGCCGGCGATGATGAGCGTCTCGTCGACGAAATTGCCGGTGGGCATGTTGATCGTCATCTCCGCCAACGGGTTGCCGTTGTCGATCGAGGTCGTGTCGCAGGAATAGGGCCACGTGGGCTCCTCGATGATCCATACGTCGCCTGGATTGATGGGCATCGGAAGATCCCAGGTAACTCTGGTTGCCGTGTTCGCGGTGATCTTTCTCGGCGGCGTGCCGCGCGAGGCGCCTTGGATGACCCGGATCAGGTTACCGACTTCCGCTCCGGGCGTGAGCCCGGCGGGATAGGCGATGCTCTGCAATCCGGAGTCGGTGATGGAGGTGAGGTTCGCCGCGTTCGAGGCGTCGGCGTTGAGGCGCAGAACGAAGCAGTCGCCCTCCTGCACGATCCCGTTAGGGTCGGGCGTGACGCCGATGGCACCGGTCGACTGGCTCCACGACGTAACCTTCGCGCTGAAATAAGGCGCGGCGCTCTCCGGCCTGCCGATGATCGAGATGATACGACCCACCGGCGTCCACGATGGATTGGAGGATGGCGGCGCGCCTTGCAAGTAGCCGGTGACCAGCGTGTCGGCCGACACGCTGTCGATGGCCCCGCCGATGATTCCGCCGTGAATCTCGTGCTTAGCCTTCAGCCGGACCTTGCGGACATAGGGAGACGGCAGCGCCCACGTCGAGCGCACCAGCGGGCCCGCGAATGTGATCGAGCCGGGCGTGTAGGTGTTGTTTGCGCCCGCTGTCAGCGCGCTTGTTGCCTGCGCGCAGATCAAATCGTCCTGCGTCGCGACGAACAGCACATAGGAAACCAGGCCCGAAACAGCCGGCCAGGTGATGTCTTCCAACGTGAACGAGTCGGTTCCAGAGGCCGAGGTCCCCACGATGGCGATACTGGACGGGGCGGAAGGAAGCCCGTTCGAGTCGATCGCGCAGATAGCCACGCGCAGCGTCACATTGGCCGGCAGCGATCCACTGGCCGCAGACTGCGCGACCGAGCCAATTCCGGGGGCGCCAGCCCCGGTAGAGCTGAACTCGTTCACTGGCAGCTTTCCGGTCACCAGGAGATTAGCGAGCATGCTGCCGTCGGCCATCTGCGCGTAAGACTGATTGGAGTCGAAGGTCCACTCGCCGGGAAACAGCGCGTCGTTTGCCGCCGCTTGCACTTGGTAGGGCGCCCACGCCGGCCCCAGCGGAATCGGGTAGTACAGGCCCGGCAGTGGCGAAGGCAACACGTCCATCGGTTTGGGGCCCACGTCCAGGTCGTACATCGAGTCGGTGACGGTCTGCCCCTCGATCTGCACCGACCAGTCCTTCTTCAGGCTCCATCGCTGAATCCGGAAGCACATCGTGATGACCTGGAACGCGAGGCCGGTCCCGCTCGGCGGCGCGGGCGAGGTCGTGATCGTCGATCCGTCGCTCGCCACGGCCGTGATCGTCAGCTGTGCGCCGCCAATCACGATCACTTTGTCGATCAGCCCCGTGTCGCCTTCCGCCGTCCCCGCATAGGTCCACGGATCGCCGCTCTCCCACGTCGCCGTGTCGCCGGTCGCGTTGCACGTCCCACGCACGCCCGGCACGTCCGGGTGCGTCATCGAGACCACTTGCCCGACTTCATTTCCCAGGCCCAGGAGCGTGGTCTGCCAGACGGCCGTGCGCGCGTTCCGCCACTCCCACGTCGTAACTCCCCCGAGTTCCTCCCTCGTCCGAGTAACCGCCACGCGCAACGCCTGGCTCAGCGTGGACATCCCCACCGAGTGCATCTGGCTCGTCAGCGGAGATCCGGCGCGGCCGTAGTAGGCTGCGTGGCTCTTGTCGCAGTACTCTGCCGTGTTCGCCTGGTATTGATAGGCGACGTCGGCGAAGGAAAGCACCAAGTGCTCGAACCCGGCCTGGATCGGCGCCAGGCGCAGGCTCTGGAACAGGGAGTTGGCGAGCGTGTAAGCATCGACCGCGCTCGCGTTGATCCGGCAGCCGAGTTTCAGCCGCCCGAATTCCCAGGTGTAGAATCCCAAACAGCAGTTCAATACCTCGGTCAACCAGTCGCGAAACGGCTTTTGGCTGCTGATGACTCCCTGAAACTGGAACTGCGTCTCGGTGCCTTGAACGCTGGTCACCGTGACATACCCAAGTGAGAGCGCCTGCGCGATAGGCATTGTGGTCTGCACCCCGCTTCCCTCCGGGGGCGGTGGTGGCGGGCTGCTCCAATACGAGAACGAGTAACTGCCGTCCGGGTTCAGGTTGATTTGCGGAGCGGTCAGCGCCTGCCCAGCCGGTGTTAGCGCGTAGTTCACGATCGGCGAGGTCATGCCCAAAATCGGCGTCACCTGAGCCGCGGCGATCTCTGCCGCGCCGCTTCCATCGCCCACCACCAACGAGGGCAGCACGAATGTGGCGAGTTGGGCGGACGAACACGGGCCGGCGCCGCCGGCTGGATTCGAGTCGGTGGACGGGTCGCCGTAGAGACCCATCGCGCGCAGCAACATGTTGACGGCGATCCAGAACGGATTGATGAGTCCCTTGACCGCGATGCGGTTGCCGTACTGGTCCCAGGCCCAGCCCCACATGCCGTAGTCGATGGGGACGGTCATCTGGTGCTGGTCGGGCGTGCTCGGTTGAATCGTGGTGGATTTGACGATGCGGATTTCGCAAGCGGCCGTGCCGGCGGCATAAACATTCGACTCCCAGACTTGCGGTGACCCTTGCCCCATCGAGAAATAGTCGCTGGCCGGGTTCGCCGGATCGCTGCCGGGGATGAACCGCAGACCCATGCCAGGCTGGTCCTGGGCGATGTTGAGATTGCCGTCGACCTTGAATCCTTGCCAGAGGTACCCATCGACGGTGGGAGCCACCACGTACTTGTAGCCATCCGCGTTCGTAACGACCACCGATGGGGTGAACCCGCCCAGCGGTCCGGCGCCGAGAATGCCGAGCGAGTCCGCGTAGCCCGACTCGTCGCGGTAACCCACCATCATCGCGGCGGCCATGAACGCAAAGAGCGGATTGCCGCCCGAATTGCACCAGATTTCCGCCAGCGCCAGGCCCCAGATCGTATCGGAGATGATCGACGTCGCGGTAACGATGTTTCGGCCGAAGCCTAGGAAGCCGGTTGAATCATCCTTGATGATCACGCCCTGCGGGTCGGCCTGCTGGCCGCCAAAGTAGGGCGCCATGCCGTGCACCTGGCAGCCGTTCGCCGATTCCAGGTAATAGTCGCATCTCGTGGGATCGCCGCCGGCCGCCGTCACTGCGGCGGCGCTCGCGCCCTTGGTGGCCCACGGGCAGTTCACGCTGTCGTTGTAGGTCTTCCAGCACTGGCGGCTGACCTGCCGCTCCGGGTACTGGTTCATGATCTGGAAGAACCCGTCGGAGCACGTCACCGGGAAGAGCGGCGTGCCGTCGCTCGTGAAGTTCTGGATCACGCCTTTCCAGAGTTGCAGCAGAATCCCGGAGTTGATGTGGAAGAGGCACAGGTCGATCTCGGCGTACTTCAGGTCCGTGTCGTTGGCGAGTTGCGTCATCACGCGGTCGCCGTTGCCGAACGTGAAGCGGACGTTATCGGAGGTGCCTTTGATGTCCTGGGAGATCAGCACGTCGGAGCCGGTCTCGCCGATCCCGATCAGGCGCGGCAGGTAGAGTTGGCCGCCCACCGTGACGCGCCGGTCGGAGACATAGATGTCCGGCACGGCGGCCTCGCGCACACGGATGTGGACCAGCGGGACAATCTGCTGCACTTCGGAAAGCAGTGCGCTGCATAGCGCGCTCGAGGGGAAGCGCAGGCACGTGGCGTTGACCGTGTAGCTGGGCGCCTGGGTCGGATCGACTACCTCGATGAAGTTCAGTCCGACCTGGACGGCGCTGCGCAAGTACTCGAACGAGATCGGCGCCTGCTCAAAGGTGACCAGCACGCTGGTAGTGGTTCCATCGGGATTGGGTGCCGTGTAGGTGAACGCCTGGCACGGACCCTGCAGCGACTCCCAGAACGCCTTGAGCTGGTTGGTTTCGGCCCAGTTGAGGTTCGGGTGCTTGAACTGAAACTTGCGCGGGCCGATCCCGACGTAGTACCGCTGCTCCTGCTTGGCGTCGAGTGAGCCGAAGCGATGCACGATCACGGGGCGCTCGACGGAAAAGCCGAACGGGTACCGCGTGATGAGCGGGAATGTCTGGCCGGAGTTGATTGCCGTGGGGACGGCGATGCGGCCGATAGTGTCGGACATGGTTGCGAAATCGGAGTGCCGGAGGCCCTTATTCCCTTTTTAACGTTGCACCAACTAACGCTGTGTATTACACTCGCCGTTCTGCGGATGAGTTCAGCCACACTGCTATCGAACGAGCGGCTTTGGCAGACGCTCATTACCCGAGTGAAGTCTGCTCGCCACGTCGATGCGGCAATCGCCTACATCGGACGAGGCGGCGCGAAGCTGCTTCCGCTTAGCCGGGGCGACAACCTCGTCGTCGACATGAGCCTGGCGACGGTCCGCGGAGGGGCCACAGACCCATCCGAGATTGAAAAACTGATTAGGCGCGGCGTCAAGGTCTTTACGCGGCGCCATCTGCACTCCAAACTGATAGTAGCTGATCATTTCGTCATCGCCGGATCAGCGAACGTCTCCAATCGCTCTTATCGGCTTTTGGACGAGGCGGCAATTCTGACTAACGACACCGTAGCCATCCGGCGAGCTCGGGAGTTCATCAACCGCATTTGCACGGAACCTGTCGGCCCGATATACCTCGATGAGTGCAAGCGCGCTTATGTGCCCCCCCACTTTGCCAGCTCGGACGCCACTGGTAGTCGCCAGTCCCGAGCAAAGCACGCCAAGCTCTGGATCGTTGCTCTGCGCCAGGGATTTTCGATCCCAGAAGCTGAAGTTCCTCGTTACAGGCGAGGTGAGGCAAAGGCTAAGAAGCTGGTAAAGGATACCGAGGGCTCGAAGATGGAAAACTTCTTCTGGCCTTCCAGACCTCGCATGGCAAACGAGCTCGAACTTGGCGATTGGATCATTCAGGTGGTTAGACACACCGACGATACAGTGGTAGTCCATCCTCCAGGGCGACTCCTTCTTATCGACAGCTACGTTCGAGACCGGAAGTCCGGCAAAGAGCGCTACGTGTTCCACCTCGAGCTTCCCAAACGTGGCGCAACAATGGACTGGAATAAATTTCAAAGGACCGCAAAGGCCGTGCTCAAAACCGAACTAGCGCGACGGACCAAACCCGTTCGGGACGCTGACAGCGCCGATGCGTTTCTCCGCTTGTGGACAGCGGCTGGGCGCGTCTCCCGAAGTTAACGAGATGGCGGATTGGTGCAACGCCCGATTGGTGGTCGCTGGCAACACCTCCGACGTATTGCGCTTTAGGCGTCTCGCCAGCGCTCGACCATCCTGCGTGTTCAGGCCAGACATGCTGGTGGGAGAGGCGCAGAAACTGTTTTCCGAACGCGCAACACGTCTCGGTCCGAATCTTTTGGAAAAGAAGTACATCTTTCAAGCGTGCAGTGAGGACGGTCACAAGCACTTCCGGGATTTGTCGCGGTCATACAAAGGCCTCCGCTTCGTGTACGTCTATGGGTGGGACGGCTGGAACGAATTCAGCTACGGCAGCCATTTGATTTTCGGAGGTCATACCCAAGGCTATCGGGTGCCTATTCGGCTGGTAGAGAAGGCGCTGGTGAAACATGGAGTGGATGACAATCCTAACGACGAATGGCCATACCAGCCCGAGATCGATGCCGAGGTGGAATTGATGGACTTGGCCCAGGAGCACTGGCGAAGTTTGTTGCTCAAGAGAAACCCATTCTGACAACGATGCGGTGCCTGGACCAAACATTCGTACAATCCCTCTGGCCGGGCATTTACGCCACCTCGACCAGTTCCAACCCCTGCAAGTTCGTTCGCGCGATGTCGGTGACCTGCGCCCAGTTGCCGCGAAACACCACCGTCACGCGCCCCTGCGTGTTGTTGCCGGTGGGATCGTAGTTGCTGCCAATCTGCTGGCCCGACGCCACATCGAACGGATTGTAGAAGGCGAACGGGGTCATGCCGGCGTTCTGCGATACCCAGAAGCTGTACAGCGCCGAGAGCACCGATGCGCTCAAGCGTTTGCCGAGCCGGAACGTCCGGCGCGAGGTTTGCGCAAGCTGCGACCGCTGGATCGTGCCGTCGTGATACTGGTTCTGAAGCTGCGCATACTCGCGCAGTTCCGTGAACGCGGTACACAGGGACGCCGGCATCACCCCGTTGGGGGCGGATTGTACGAGATTGCCTGGCACGTTGAATCACGCCACCGTCAATCCGGGCAACTGCATGTTGGCCGACTGCTGCGTGCGGCCGTAGCTCGAATACTGCGCCGCCATCGCCTGGTCGGTTACGAACTGCGGCGTCACAAACTGGCCGGTCATGAAGTTCGCCGCGTCGTTGCCGCTAATGCTCAGCGACATGTAAGTCGTGCCCGTCCCGCCAGACGTGTTCGGACCGCTGGGCGTGGGATAGGTGCTCGCCGCAATCCCGCCGAGCGTTGGGAGGTTGGAACCATACACGTGAGCCTGGCCGTCCTGATAGCTGGCCTGCTGGTAGAGCTTGCCGCCCTGCTCCACCAGGCTTCCCGAATACGGCGTGGTGGCCGACAGCGGTATTTTCTGCCCGGTGGCTTCCGAGTACAGCATGACGAGTTGACGCACACTCGGTGACCGCACGGCCACCGCGACATCGCCGCCGAACTGCGACTGCGCGATTTGAACGACTTGTTTGATGGTCCCACTGTTGGTCGGGATGCTCACGTTGTAGATCGACTTGATGTCGTCGTGCGCCTTCTGCGCCGGCGACTTTATGCCGATCAGCTTCTCGATGGCACCCACCTCGAAGCCGAACGAAGCGCCCGCCGCCGCGCCGATGGGACCGCCGAGCTGGTCGCCGATCAAGGCGCCGCCGGCGGCGCCCTGAATCGCACCGCTCCATGTGCCGGCGTCGGTAATCAGTCCGTGGGTGGCCAGCATCATGCCGGCGGCGCCAGCGGCCTTTGATGTGGCCACTCCTTGAATGCCGCCGACGACAGGCCCGCCCGCGCCGCCGGAATCCGCATCCCACGCCTTCTGATTCCAAACCGAGCTTTTCAGATTGGACAGGGTTTTGGAGAACCCGTCCGGCGCGAACAAGCCGGAGAGGCCGGGTGCCTGCCCCTTCGCACCAGCGCCCGTGCCGCCGGTCCCCAAGAGCACCGACACCGGGCTCATGCTGGCTGCCGCGGAATGGGTAAGCGGCAGATTGCCCAGGCCGGCGAAACCGGGCACGGACAACGTAGCCGCGCTACCGGTGCCACTCGAAAACAGCGGAGCGCCCCCAACGCCGGAGGAGGCCGGAGCGCCTGCGCCGCCAGAGCTCCATGGAGCTGGGGAATAGCCGCCCGGCGCCGCCATCGGCATGCTCATCGTGGCCGGCACCGAGATCGATGGTATGGAAATGCCTAAAACGCCAGCCCCGCCGCCATGCAGGGAGGGAGCCGCCACTCCCATGGCGGCCGCCAGGATGCCCGTCAACGCCGCCATTACGGCGCTGTTTTGCATGGTCGCGGCGGTGTTCTGGTCGGTCGACACACGCACCGGATCCTGGCGCGACCCTCCGCGCAACAGCCCGCTGAGGCCGCCCTGGCCGTCCGCGCCGTAGATGATCGGATGGAGAGCGTTCGCCGCCATGCCGCCAAGCGTCTCGGTCACCGGCTTGAGCACCGCGGCGTGAACCGTGTTCAGCAGATCCTCGCCGAAGTTCTTGGGCTTGGTGAACAGGACGTCGATCACCTTCTCCGCCTCTTTCTCCAGATTGTCGAACTGCGACTGGACCTCTTGCTGGCGCTTCTGTTGGAGCTGCGCCTCCTTCTCGTCGAGCTGGTCCTCGGCCTGCGCCAATTCAGTGAACAGGTTCTTCCGCGCCTGTGCCGCTAGCACCGCCTTCTCGTTCGAGTCCGTCTCCCGTGCAATCCGCTGCGCTTCAATGCCCGCCAATTGAACAGCCAGGTCGAGACGAATCTGGTAGGCTTGCTGCGCCGCCGCCTCTTCCCTTTGCGCCGCGAGCACCCGCTTTTCGGGATCGGACAACGCCATCGGCGATTGCTGGCCCACGGTCAGTTCTGCCATGCGCCCCGCCCGCGCAGCTTCCCGCTCGAGCGTTTCACGCTGCGCCTGCACATCGAGCGACTCGATGCGTTCACGCGCCCTCTCCGCCTGTTCGTCGTGCTTGCGCTGCTCGGCCAGGTCGCGGTTGAGTTCCTCGACGTGCTGATGGACCAGCTTGTTCTGTTCTTCCATGGCGCGGTTGAGATCCTTGACGTGCTCCTTGACCCGTTGGTCGAGGATCTGATCGTTGTAAGCCTTGGTGACGGCGGCGAGCTCGGACTGGGACGCGCCGACCTTCTTCCCCTGCGCCACGACCGCGTCCCGTTGCACGATCAGTTTGCCAACTGCATCCAGGCCCGATTCGGAGGCGCGTTTCTCCTCCTCGGCCGCCTGGTGCTCCCACTCTTTCAACTCCTTGGTTGCCTCCGTGCGCGCTTTGATGCCCGCGATCAGTTCGCGCTGCTGATCGATCTGCTTCATGACCGGCTCATTCACCGAAGGGAAAACGCCGGTCTTCAACTCGCCTTGCAATTGAGTGAGCTTGCCCTCCGCGATCTCCAGTTGCTTATTGCCCTGGTCCGACGCCCTGGCCGCTGCCACCATCGCATCGTTGGTCGCCAACGACCGCGCTTCCGCCGCGTGCCCGGAGCGCGACATGCTGGCCCCATAACCCCAGCCTTCGGTCTCGCCCATCTCGGTGTCTTTCGCCGTCCACTTCCCGCTGAACAGAATCTTCCCCGGCATAGTGAGCAGGAAATCCGCCCACGCCAGCCCGTTGAACAGGAAGTTGACCGTCGCCGCCACCGGAACCAGCATGCTCCGCTTCACTCGCTCCCAGGACATTTCGAGCCCGGCCACTTCGCGCGTGTATTCTTTCAGGCGGTTGATCTCCTCCTCGGAAGAGCCGAATCCGTGCTCGCGCGCGAGCTTCAGATTCTCCGAGAGTTCGGTAATCACCGGAATGGCCTCGATGCCAGCCCTCTTGAACAGCGTGATCGCCGCCGCGTCGCGTTCGAGCGCGTTGGGCATCCGGGCCAGGCCGCCGGACAGCTCTTCCAGAATCTCTGCCGTCGGCTTGATCGCGCCCGTGGCCGAGTCGTACATCGTGACGCCCAGCTTCTGCATGGTGGCGCGAGCCTTCTCGCCATCCTTCGACGTGTCGTCCGCCGCCTGCGAGAGTCCCCGCATCATCCGCTCGACAATAGAGACATCCTGGCCGACCGCGCGCGCCGCGAAGCCGAACTGTCCGACTTCTTTCGATGTCAACCCCGTGCGCAGCTCTACGTCCCTGACGCGCGTCGCGTACTCGCCCAGGCTCTTCGCAGCCTCGAAACCCGCGACCGCGATGCTGCCCAGCGCGGCCGCGCCGGCGGCGATGGCGCCTCCGAACGGGCCTATGACAGAAAGCAGGCCTCCGACGGCACTCTTGGCGCCTTGCAGCGGGTTCTCGATGAACTGCTTTACCTTCTCGCCGAAGCCTTCGAATTTAGCCTCCGAGTCGATCTGTCTTTGCGTCGCGATCATCTTCTCGTAGGACTTGGTGATCGCGTCGATGGCCTGCGGCTCGCGATTGTACCGCTGCAGAAGTTGATCACGCTGCGCGACCAGTCTGTCCACGCCGCTCTTGCCGTAAGTCTCGGCCTGCTTTTCGAGCGATGCAATCAGGCGCTGGACGCTCGAGCGCGTCTGATCCGAAATCCGGATGACCTTGCCATGCGACGATTCGGCTTTCTTCTCAAGGCTGTCCAGGCCGGCGTTGGCCTTGTCCACCACCGGGGTGACCAGGTCTTCGGCTTCGAGGATTACGCGTTCCGCTTGGTCTGCCATTTACGCTGCCTTGAGCATCACGAATGGACGCGCCTGAAATGCCGCGAGCACGGCCTGGCGGTCGCGTGGCGATACACCCCACTGCGCCTCGCGCCGGTTATTGAAGAAGGCGATCTGCGATGCCGTCATTCGCCGGCCGGGAAGAGCCTCGTCGAGGAACCCGATCGCCGCGCGATTCTCGTTGGCCGTCAAGACTTTGAGGCACCGCAATGTATGCCCGCTCCATGTCCAGTCCCGGATTGGCTGGAGACCCCGCGCCGCCTTGTATTCGGGGTAACCGCGGCGGCCCGGCGGCCCCGGCTTAAGTGGCGCGGCCGCCTGGTCGTAGATGTTCCGCCCGCTCTGAATGCGCGCCCGGATCGAATCCGCCAACACCTGCGCGAAGCCCTGCATTTCTGTGGAGGTGTACGGCGAGTAGACGAAGCGTGCGTGCTTGATAACGGTTTGGAATCTGGCCATATGACACCTTGGTGAGGACGCTGCGCGACCTGTCTTGCTTAGGCGGAGAATAGGTGAATGGAGGTCGAGCATCTGTCGATTGCCCACGAGGCTTCGCGCCCTGAAAAGCCGAGCGTCCGCGCCGCGGCCCGGACCGTCATGGCGTCCGAAATCCCTAATAAGCAAATCCTCGACACAAGTGCGTGGAACAACCTCATAGATGATCCCGGCCTGGACCTGATCCGGGAGAAGCTACGCTCCGGGACCATCATTCCGACCGCTTTGGCAATCGCCGAAATAGCAGCGACAGAAAACCGGGGGCGGCGCCTCGGGCTGCTGCGCCTGATCAAGACAGTCGGGAAGGATAACCGCCCGCTCGCGACGCCAAATCAGCTGGTCATTGCTGTGTCTCAGGGATACGCTCGGCGCGACCAGACTTTGACACTCAATACCGGAAACGACGCAGAAGGATCGTGGATAGCGATTAACAGACCAGAGCTCGCTGATGACGCGGCGCAGCGCGTGGCGCTGGAATTTAACAAAGAGCGAGAGGATGTCCTGCGGAACTTCACCGAAGGCCTGCGCGAAGAGTTGAAGGTGGTTTTTGAAAATGAAGAGCGCCCACCGTCGATGGGTGCCCTCCTGCGCCACTACGCGCAGAACAGCGACTTTCTTTATGAAGTGGTCAACCCGATCTATGCGCGTGCAGTTGGTTTGCCCCTACTTCGGAGTGAATTATGGTCTCTGCTGAACTCGACGCCCTATTGGCGAATGTTTCTGTTGGGCTATGGGTGCGCAATCTACCAACGGTCTGTTAAACGACAGGGTTTCGGTCATGGAAACAACCCCGGCCACCTCGACTTGTGGTCCGCAACGTATTTGCCATCATGCGACGTATTCGTTACGGCGGATAAACGCCAGCGCCGGGCTCTAAAGATCCTCAATAAGGGCAGCGCCCGCCCTGCGTCGATCAGGTCGTACCGCGAGTGGCGAGAAGGCCTCTTCCGCTGATGTCGCGCCGTGGCAAGGCTTCAATAGAAGGTACCGATTCACTCGGATACGTAGTCGCCGAATCGGTGGTTGACCCGCTACTGAGTGCCCTGAACGCCGCGGTCCCCATTTTTTAACCGCTCTTGGCGTTCGGCTTCAATCAATTCCAGCACTCGGAATTCCTCCTCCGTGATATCGGCCAGCGTGATCGTCAGCCCGATACTTTTCGCGTTCAGAATGCGGAAGCACCGCCGCACGACCCCACCGTTCGGCGTATCCATCGCCTCTTCGAGCAGGTTCTTCGGACAGCCGGGGCCATGGCTGACGTCGATGGCCTTCCAATCCGCGCCGCAGGCGGGACAGCCATCCAACTCCGTCTGGGCCGAGTAACCGCACCGGCGGCAACGGAAGACGCGGTCGGGGCATTCTTCGTCAGGCCCACACAGCCCGCCCTGGTGCAGCACCGACCGGATCAGGAATCGAACGCCCGGCTCTTCCGGCCAGTCGCCGGGCGCGGCTATTCCGGGTCTTCGTCGGCCTCGATTGCCAGTTGCGCTATCACTTCGGACACCGCCGCCGACTTGTGAACGATGGGCACGGCACCCGCGTAGCCGTCGTGCGAGATGTGCAGTTTGTCGTAGAGCGCGCCGCTCGGCTCCAGGAACGCCCGAGTCTCAACCGACCGCCGCGCCGCTACAACGCTGGTCGAAGCCCGTTCGTGGTCCTGCATCTCCTTAGCGGTCGGCATGCGCAGCACATGCACGACGCGCGCGCCGGGGACCTTGATCTCAATCCGGTAGTTGATGCCTTCGCGCTCCACGTTGGCCACGGTGCACCGCTCGATGCGGCCGATCACCATGCCGGCTTCGGCGTCGTCGAAGGCAGGGCCGTCTTGATCGGTGCGGATCTTGGCGAACAGCTCGGCATTGATCTTCGGCAGGTCCACGTCCTCGCTCTGCGACTTCCCACGCCCCAGGAAACGCCGCACCGTGCGCTGCGCACGCGCCCAGGCGCACCATTCCTCGTCGGTTGGGAACCGCACCTCGCACCGCTTCTCGCCGCCAGACAGGATCGGCACTACAAACGGCTTCGAAACATCGAAGCCCGTTTTCGTTTCGTCTTTCACATTCCCTCCTATTGGGCAATTCCGTTCTGCGGCGTGACCACGGTTACCGTCAGCAGCCCGTTCGTCGCGTCGTAGAGCTGCACGCCCGTGATCTGCAGCGTCACAATGCCGTCAGTGTTTCCCAGTTCAACGACGGCAAACCCCATCTTTTGGACGACCATACTAAGGCTGTTGTTGGCGTCGCGGGTCATCGTGAACGTGGCGGTTCCCGTGGTCTGGTTGATCAGGTTCGCGTACTCGGTCGACCCAGCCTGCACGCGCACCACGAACTGCACCGCGAAGACGCGGTCGCCCCACTCGAAGCGGCCCTGAATCTGGTAGCCATCCTGAGTGCCCGAACCGGGGAAGAAGCCGGGGCGGAAGTTGTTCTCCCAGGAGGCTTCCATCGACAGGAACTGCTTGGCGCTGCCACCGGCGAGGTAATTGATGCCATTGAAGGTCAGTGCGGTCACCATGCCGCCGTTGAACTCGTGGGGCGTAATGGCCGCCGGAAGGGTAATTCCGCTGGGCGCAGTATATTGCCCCGTGGTGACGCACTCCACCGAGCACGTCGCACTGGCGCGGCCAGGCGAGTTCTTGATCGACAGCTTCCATCCCTTGATGGCGCAGCCCACCAGAATCTCGTCGAGGATCGCCGAGCCACCGGGCCGGATCTGCTGGACGAACGAGAAGTACGGCAACTCGAGGCCGGTGGGATTCGTGGCGCCCAGCGCGGGCGCGATCACGTAGGTGTACGGACCAGTGCCGCTCAGCACTACGTTGCCGAGCGAAAACGCCATCACCCAGGCGAGAAACTCCGACGAGGCGTACTTCGAGATCTCGTACGCCGGCATGTTGTAATGCGATTTGAAAAGCTGGGTCGGGAACTCGTGACCCTTGCCGATCTCAGCGCGGTCGTCTTCGTTGACCGGCACCTTGGCCCAGGGTTTCGTGTTGAGGTTGGTGTGCCGCCAGATGGTGGCCGTCACGTTGGGAGTGCCGATGGCTGTCTGCTTGCCGAAGCCCCACCCGTTCATTAGCTCGCTGACGTTGGCCACGCTACGTACCCTCCTTCGGTGCCGGCACGACCGCCTCATGTTTGGCCGGCGCGGGCACCTGCCGCCAGCCCTTACTCAACAGTGGTGCGAGGCTCTCCGCGGTCGCTTCCACTTCTTTGATTTCGTCGCCTTGTGGCGATTCCAGAAATACCATCATGCGTTCTTCTCCGCGCTCTACGGGTTATAGGATTCGATCAGCCGCACCGGCACCTCGAAATACTCGAAGGTGGCCCCGTCCGGGCTGATCACGACCGTGTTGCGGCGGGCCGACGGCAGGTAGAAGTCCATCGGCTCGCAGTTCGGATCGACGGCAGTGTGCAGCATCCGGAGGCTGCTGCCCGCCGGCACGTCGTTCACGATCCAGTGGAAGAGATCCTCGTAGCCGACATCGGCCTCCTCGGGCGCGCGTAAATACAACGAGAAATCATGCACAAATACGAGCGCATTACCGAGTCTGCCGGGCCCGGTGCCCTGCCACGCGATCATGATCGAACCGGGCGGCATCGAAAGGATCGCCAGCCGAATATTGTTTTGCGTTGGCTGGCCGAAAACGGTGGCGTTCTCGGTGTAGAACTGGATGTAACTGCCATCCCCGCCCAGGGCATCCACCAGGTTCGGCAGAGCCTGGAGCGCCGTCACCCACTCGGCCAGGATCGTTTTCGGATTAGTCATTGGGATTCTGCCCGGCCCGCGCCATCAGCGAAAGCTCGACCAGCCCGTATGGGTCCGGCTGGCGCACTGTGGTCACCACGAACTGCGATCCCCAAGCGGTCACCCAATCACCGCGCTGAGGGAAGTTAACAAGGTCGGAGGCACTGACGGAGATCTCCTCGATATTCGCCAACGCGCCGGACTCTTCGCGCACGCGTGCGTGGCGGACGGCGGTGATAGTCACCGGATCGCCAACCGCCACGCCAGCCTGTGCGGATTGATACACGACTGGCTCACCGAACGTCTGCAGCATGACCACGTTCGCCGCCGCGTCGATGGTGGGCCAGTCGGACATATATAATGATGCGGCGGCGCGTCGGCCGCGCTTAGTTGAGCGTGATGATGGAGTAGAATACCGTCACGACCATCGTGCCGTTGCCGGTGGCGAAGGCGCCCGTGGCATTGACAATGTCGATACCGGTCGCCGATGGGGGCTGGATGACGCCCGTGGGCGGCGGCACTACGTTCTCGCTCGCAGCCGCGCTAGTGATGGTCGCGGCAGGGATGGTCGACGAGTGCGGCACCACGCCGGTCCCGTGATACTGGAACGACACCGCCCCGCCGCCGGTGAACTGCGTGGCGCCGGGTTTCATCTGCACGATGAACTGATCCACCACGAGAACCTGTCCGGCCGCGGGCGCCGGCAAGATGCTGACCGCCGCTCCGAACATGGCCATGATCTGCGCCGCCGTGAGCGTCACCACCGTTTTCTGAATCAGTGACGGGTCCGTGTCCGCCGCCTGCACTGGACCGAAGCCAAGCGGATTGAGCCGCACACGAACGGTCGCATCGGCGGTCTGACCGCCGGGAGCGACAGTGCCGTCCGGCTGGTTCGGCACCGCAAAGCCGATCTCCTTATTGGAGGTGCCAGCCGCGGTCAGCGTGCTGGACGTGGCCTGCTGCGTGGCGTTGTTCCAGAAGACCTTGTCGCCAGGATTGAACGTGCTCGCGTCCTTGGCGAGATCGAACACGCCTTCCACCACCAGTTCGCTGGCGTCGCCAGTGTTCTGGTTGTTCACCGAGACGCCGAAAATGTTGCCTACCTGGCACCCGCCGCCGCTCACGAGCGCATTGGGCGCGACCACCGTAAGGGTTTGACCTTCTTGAATGTAATTCTGCATCGAACTTCTCCTGTTCCTGTCGGGGCGACTCGCGCCGCCCCGCTGTTGTGGTTTCCCAACGCCTAGGCGCCCTAGGCGCCGGCGTTCTTCTGAAGCCCGCGATAGTCGATGGCCGCCGCGCCGAAATCCATGCGCGCCTTGATCTCGACGCCGTCCACTTGGAAGCCCTGCTTGGTTTCGATGTACACGCCCTGCTGCCCTTCCAGGTAGCAGTACTCCACGGTGTCGATCTGCGCCGGGTCCGCGATGAAATACCACGCCGTGGGGCTGTTGGCATCCAGACGCGGCTCGACCACCGGAATCAGGCTGCGCACCCACTCCGGCACCACGGCAGTCGCGGAGGAGGCCGCGAGGTTGATGGGATACACGCGCTGGAGCATGTACATCTCGAGCGTCGTCGGCACCGCGATGAATCGCGGGATGAGATTCAACGGCGTGCCCTGCGGCCCTTTCTGCGACCGGAAGGCAGCACGCGCCTGGCCGTAGGCCTTCTGCATCGCGGCCTCGGTCGCATTCACGTTCGGATCGATGCTGCTGCCGACGCCGGTCAACAGGTTGCCATGGTTGGCATGGAACAGAGTGGTGGACGTCTTGTCGCCGGCGTACACAGCCGCCGGATTCGACGTGATGATGGCCCACACCGTGTTCGATTCGCGCTGCGCCGCGGACACCCCGAGCACCGCCGGGATACGCGTGAACGCTTGCAGGTCGTCGTTGATGATGACCTTGCGGGTCAACGCCACCAGCCCACCGAAGGTTGCGAGCGCATAGCTGATGTTGTTGTCCGTCAGTTGCAGATGGTGAAACTCGCCTTTCTCGTCCAACTGGGGCAGGGCGGGCGCATCGGCGAGCAACACGCGGTTGATGGGCTTGAAGTCCTGCGCCGTCACTTGCCGGCAGAACGGCTGGAATGTGCGCGGGTAAGCCTCGTAACCCTGGCGCAAGGTCTTGTTGGCGACGTTGGCCACGATTGCCGGGAAATCGGAGGTGGATTCGGCGCCGCCCGCGAAGAATTCCGGCCCGCGCGAGGGAGCCTGGAGCGACAGTTCGGCAACCCGCGTCACGTCCATGCCGCGCACCGGAACTCCCTTCATCTGCAGGTACTCCTTGGCCATGTCCATGAGTTTGAAGTTGCGGTACTCACGTCCCATGTCCTCGGCGCGCTGCTGTTGTTCCGGGCCGCACCCGCGGAGATACTCGCCGAGATCGTTGCCGTTGTGGTCCCGGCGCCGCGCCAGGAAGAACCGTGCGTCCGTGCGCAGCAACAGCGCCATCTGCATGCAGGCCAGGCGCCGCTCCATGCCGTCGCGGGTCACCGAGGTGCCGCCCTCCCCGCGAATCGGGAATGCCGGGCCCTCTGCGCCCGGGCGCGGCGGGACTCCCTGCTGGCCCTTGGTCGCGAGATGGGCGAACAGTTCCTTCCGTGCCTGGTCGACGGGCACGCCCTTGGCGATGAAGTCGCCGATGACGGTCTCATCGATTCCATATTTGATTGCGGTCGCACTCAGCGATTGGATTTCGCTGACGCGCTGCCGTTCGGCCTGGACCGCCTCTTCCCGCGCGGTGGCCAGTGCCTGTTCGTTCACAGTACGGGCACCCGCGCCCGCTTCCTGCGTGGTCTTCTTTTCCATGGCAGGTGTCTCCTTTTGTGGGCTGGTTGCCCGGTCTGCGCTCAGAAAGCACGTATTGAAATCGGCCGGCATGGTGCACGGCGAAATCTCGAACGGCTCCCAATCGGTGGCCTTGAACATGCCGATTTCCTTGTCGTTCAGATACGGCGGCTTGCCCTCCGGCATCCCTTCGGTTTGCAGCTTCTCGCGCTTGTAGACAAACGTTCCGAAGCTGAGGTTCTGCAGGATGCCCGTGCTGGCTTTGCGGAACATCTCGGCGCCGTCCGCGTCGCCGAGATCGAATTGCAGTGTGGCCATGCCCTTATCGCCGTTGGGCCAGGCGCGCCGCACCACGCCCACTTGGGCCCGCGTGCCGACCTTGCCGGCCATGAGCGACTTGAAATCGTCGCCGGTGAAATGGGTGTCGAAGACGGGCGCGCCGTTGTTCAGCCGGTCGAAGCGGCAACCCTGCATGTCGAGCTGCAGCATGTAGGGTTCGCCGGTTGCGCGGTCCATCCGCGGGACTGCGGCCCCGCTGTACCAGACCACGTCGATGGTGCCGTCCTTGGCGTTGGCCGTGCTCGGCAGCACTTGCGCATCGGCGGAGAAGACCTCCGCGTTGTTCCGTTCGTCCTCGTTTCGCAATAGCGGCATGGTGCCTCCTAATTCGTCCTCGCGTTGACGGCGATGAAGTCGTTTTCACCCAGCTTCTTGAGTTGGTAGAGTTGCTTC